GCGCTGGTGGGGCTAGTGGCGGGTTAAGGGGTTCTTCAGGGGGGAATTCTGTTTTTTCCTCAGTGACGTCTAATGGGGGCGGCGGGGGTGGGTCATCAAATGCCGGAGAGAAAATTGGCGGAAGTGGCGGTTCTGGCGGTGGTGGTTCAGGGGATGGTAATAACGCTGGCGGCGCTGGAAACACACCATCAACATCTCCATCTCAAGGCAATGGCGGCGGAGCTGGCGTAGATGCTGGGGCGACTAATGCTGGCGGTGGCGGTGGTGGAGCAAGTGCTGTTGGTGGAAGCGCGTCTGGGTCTCCGGTCGCGCCCGGAAATGGTGGCAATGGAACTGCCTCAAGCATTTCAGGTTCGTCTGTGACTTACGCTGGCGGCGGTGGAGGGCATCGGAATGCCCAATCGCCAAACGCTGGCGGAACAGGAGGCACAGGTGGCGGCGGTAACGGCGGGGGCGAGAACAACAGTCCTGCTGGCTCTGCTGGTACTGCAAACACTGGTGGCGGTGGCGGCGGCACAGAAAACACTTCCTATGCTGGCGGCTCCGGTATCGTGATTATCAAACTCAACTCATAACTATGAAAAAAATCTACCGCTTCTACGGCATCGACGTTGCAATGCAGATGCTTCGTCCGGGTGCTAAATGGGAGATCAGCAACAACGTCTTTACCCGTTGGGATGATCCTCGCCCCTGTCCGAGCATGGAAGAAGTCTATTGGGTGATGGAAAAGATCAAAGAGTTTGAGGAAAGCATCCCGACAATCTGGTTGCCGGAGCAGCTCGAGAAGATGGGCGTACAGCAAAAGGAACTTGAGGAAGCAATAGGAGAAACAGATGGCGCACTTTGCTGAACTAGATAGCAACAACGTCGTGCTGCGAGTGGTCGTGGTGGACAACAAAGACACCGCAGACGCTAACGAAGTTGAGAAGGAATACATCGGTGCGGCTTTTTGTGAGCGGCTGTTTGGTGGTACGTGGAAGCAAACCAGCTATAACGCCAGCTTCCGTAAGCATTACGCCGGCGTCGGTTACACCTATAACGCTGTTCGCGATGCATTCGTTCCGCCGCAGCCTTACCAGAGCTGGACGTTGGACGATGATGCTAATTGGCAACCGCCAGTGGCCATGCCGACCGACGGTGGCATGTACTCATGGGATGAGACAACCCAAACTTGGGTAACAGAATAATGGACCCAAAATTACAAAAATACTATGAAGAGCGATTTGCCATGATGGCAACGCAGGGATGGTTAGATTTGCAAGAAGATATCGATAATATAATATCTTCCTTGCAGAACATTTCTGTGATAGAAGGCGAAAAAGATTTACAATTTAAGAAGGGCGAATTGTCCATTCTCACTTGGCTGAAAAACCTAAAATCGGTCAGCGAACAAGCATATGAGGATTTGAATGCGCCGAATGTATGAATTTCTCTGCGAAAGCGGAGTAAAGATCGAGCGACTTGCTGATTATGAGCAGCAAATCGTTTGTTGTATGTGTGGCAAGTCAGCCCGCCGCACAATTTCGAGTCCGAATTTCAAGCTCGAGGGGTGGTCAGGTCATTTTCCAACTGCGTATCACCAGTTTGACCGAAAACACCGCGAAAAGTTAGAATCGGAACGCAAAGCAAACGGATAAACCCACGCGGCCCCGTTTAATCCTGGGAACCAAAAGATGGCAGGAAAAGGAAACCAAACATGTTGATTGACAAAGAACCTGAGATGCCTAGCGAGTTGGAGGCAGAGGAAGCGAAACTACCCGAAGCAGTAGCCGAGTCTAAGCCGGAATTACCGGATCGGTACCGAAATAAGTCGCTTGAGGACATCATCAAGATGCATCAAGAGGCCGAAAAGGTCATCGGAAGACAGGCGCAAGAAGTCGGGGAAGTGCGGAAACTGGCAGACGAGCTAATCAAGCAGAATCTCGGCGCGCGGCAAACAACTGTTGAAAAAGAAGAGCCGGAAGTAGATTTCTTCGACGACCCGAAGAAGGCGATTCAGAAGACGATCGAAGCGCATCCTGACGTGTTGGCCGCCCGCGAGGCGACAGCGCAGTTCAAGACGCTACAGGCAAGGCAAAAGCTGGCGCAGACACATCCTGATTTTGAGCAATTGCTCCAAAGTGAGGACTTTGCAAACTGGGTTAAGTCGTCCCCAGTACGCATTGGTTTGTACGCCAAAGCAGACAGCCAAGCTGACTTCGATTCGGCGAACGAATTGTTTTCCACCTACAAAGAGTTGCGCAACATTCGTGGTGAGCAGGCCAAACAGCAGGCAACTGCTGCGCGCCAGCAGACCATGAAGGCCGTGCAAGTCGACAGTGGTGGAACCGGGGAGAGTTCGAAGCGAGTTTACCGACGTGCTGACCTTATTCGGCTGAAAATGACGGACCCAGCCCGATACGATGCGCTGTCTGAAGAAATTATGGCAGCCTACGCGGAGGGAAGGGTCAAATAAACTTTTGACCTCAAGGAGTTAAACATGGCTAATACAGCTTTTTCCCCAGCAAATAGCGTTACCCCAACAACAGCAGCAACATTCATTCCAGAGATTTGGAGTGATGAGATTATTGCTGCCTACAAGAAGAATCTTGTTCTGGCCAACCTGGTCATGAAGATGAACTTCAAGGGCAAGAAGGGTGACACCGTCCACATCCCAGCACCGACCCGTGGCTCCGCATCGGCCAAAGTATCGACCGACGCAGTGACGCTGATCGCTGCAACTGAATCCGAAGTCCAAGTATCGATCAACAAGCACTATGAATACAGCCGCTTGATCGAGGACATCGTCGAGGCGCAGGCACTGAACTCGCTGCGTCAGTTCTACACTGCCGACGCTGGTTATGCACTGGCTCGCCGTGTTGATACTGATCTGGTGCAGCTCGGCCGTGCATTCAACGGCGCAACCGTTGGCACCGACGACTATGCAACTTCGGCATCGACGACCAAAGCCTACATCGGCTCGGACGGCACCACCGCGTACAACAGCTCGACATCGAACGCTGCTGCACTGACCGATGCTGCTATCCGTCGCACGATCCAGCGTCTGGATGACAACGACACCCCAATGGATGGTCGTTTCTTCATTATCCCACCATCGTCGCGTAACACCCTGATGGGTCTGGCACGCTACACCGAACAGGCTTTTGTGGGTGACGGCAGCGCCATCCGCAACGGTGAGATCGGTAACCTGTACGGTATCCCTGTGTTCGTCACTTCCAACGCCGACTTCGGTGCTGGTAGCGGCGGCGCCGACCGTATCTGCCTGATGGGTCACCGTGATTCAATGGTGCTGGTTGAGCAGATGGCAGTTCGTTCGCAGACTCAGTACAAGCAGGAATACCTCGGTACCCTGTTCACTGCTGACACTCTGTACGGCGTTAAGGCAATCCGTACTGCGGCCACCACCGGCGCAGCACTGTCGTCCTCGGCATTCGCTCTGGCTGTTCCAGCCTAATTGAACTCCCCCGGTGAAAGCCGGGGGGCTAACCTAATTAGGAGAACATCATGGCAAACGCTAGTTCTGTAGTTGTCCGCGCTGGCACTGACCAGTTTCGCGGTCTGTATTCCAACACTTGGCTGGTTCGCGCCACGCTGAACGCTGACAGCTTGTCTGACGGCGCTGGCGACACCGACACCGTTGCTGTTCCAGGCGTAGCCTTGGGCGACATGGTGTTAAGCGCTTCGCTGGCTGTTGACGTGGCGGGCTTGATCGTGACTGCGTATGTCAGCGCAGCCGATACCGTTAGCATTCGTTTCCAAAACGAAACCGGCGGCACTGTCGACTTGGCGTCGGCAACACTGCGTCTGGTCGTCGTTCGTTCCATCGCGTAATACCCGGGGGCCTCGGCCCCCGATCTCACTTCTGGAGGCAACATGGCCGCGACATTCCGCTGCTTACAAAGCGGGCAAACTGTTACGTTTACGCTCCAGCACGATATAGACAGCATGAAAGGCCACGCTGGATACGTCCGTGTTGATGAAGACGCTCCCGTGGAGGATGAAACCAGACAGCTCGCTATGACGCCGCCAGAGTACGCGCGTCGTCCTGGCCGCCCAAGGAAAGAACATGTCGGAAATTGACCCAAGAGAGTTCGGCAAGCTAGAGGCGCAAGTCGAAGCGTTGCAGAAAGAAGTTCACGGGCTACGCGATGACGTCAAACAGTTGCTAGAGATGGCCAACAAGTCCAAGGGTGGGTTTTGGGTTGGCATGTCGGTAGCTTCTGCGATCGGCGGCGTCATGACCTTTGTAGCAGATCGTCTATTTTTTAAGGGGTGACATCATGCCAATGGTTGACGGAAAGAAGTACCCATATACGAAAAAGGGCAAGCAGGCAGCTGCTTCGGCCAAGATCAGCAAGCTGCGCAAAGAAGGCTATCCGCAGAAACAGGCGGTTGCGATTGGTTTGAGCATGGCAGGATTGGCCAAGAAAAAGGCCAAGAAATGAAGCCCGGCCTGTACGCCAACATAAACGCCAAGCGTAAGCGCATCGCCGCTGGGTCGGGGGAAAAGATGAGGAAGCCCGGCACAAAAGGCGCGCCAACCGCGCAGGCATTTAAAGACTCCGCTAAGACAGCAAAGCCGAGGAAAAAATGAAAACGTCCGCTTGGCAGCGAAAAGCCGGTCAAAACCCCAAGGGCGGCTTGAATGCTAAAGGCCGGGCGTCTTATAATGCAGAAACAGGGGGAACCCTGAAAGCGCCGGTCAAATCCGGCGACAATCCGAGACGAGCTTCTTTTCTCGCAAGGATGGGCAACATGCCCGGCCCAGAGCGTAAAGACGGCGAGCCCACCCGGCTGCTGTTGTCGCTTCAAGCCTGGGGCGCCTCATCCAAAGCTGATGCAAAGGCAAAAGCTAAAGCTATTTCCGCAAGGAATAAGGCGAAGAAAAAATGACTTATCTCGAAATCATTAACGAAGTCCTTGCGCGGCTGCGCGAATCTTCCGTCCAGACGTCGGCACAGACGACGTATTCCTCGCTAGTTGGCCGTTTTGTTAATGACGCCAAGCGCCAAGTAGAGGACGCTTATTCTTGGAACGTGCTGGCGCAGACCATCACGATTGCAACTGTCGCAGGCACTTACGAATACAGCATGACGGGGGCGGGGCAGAAGTTCCGCGTCGAGGACGCGCTTAATGTGACCGACAACGTGGTCATGCGCAATCTGAGCAACTCGCAGATGCAGCGCAAGCAGAACTTCTCGACGCCCACTAGCAGCTCACCAACCGAATTTGCTTTTGATGGTGTCGACGCATCTGGCGACGCCAAGGTCACGCTGTACCCACGGCCTGACAACGTATATAGCTTAAAGTTCTTTGTTTTTGTTCCACAAGACGATTTAGCTATTGATAGTGACGTCTTGTTGGTCAAACCAGAACTGGTGATCCAGAGCGCGTATGCCCGCGCGCTGGTTGAGCGTGGCGAAGATGGCGGGCTGAGTTCATCCGAAGCGTTTGCGCTGTACCGCACGATGCTGGCCGACTATATCGCCTTGGAAGTGTCGCGTTACCCTGAGTTTCAGGAGTTCGTGCCGACATGAGCCAGCCGATTCTCACCTTCAGCATTTCAGCGCCAGGTTTCTATGGCATGAATACGCAAGACTCGCCGCTAGACTTAGCGTCGGGCTTTGCGCTGACGGCCACGAATTGTGTGATCGACCAATACGGTCGTGTCGGCGCGCGTAAAGGGTGGACGAAGGTAAATAGCAGCTCGGGCAACCTGGGCGCTAACGCAGTCGGCGTCATTCATGAGCTGGTGCAGACAGACGGCACGTTAACCGTGCTGTTCGCGGGCAACAACAAAATATTCAAGCTGGGCGCCTCCAACGCGGTGACTGAGCTGACCTACGGTGGTGGCGGCACCGCACCGACGATCTCTGCAAGCAATTGGCAGTGCGCGTCGTTGAGCGGTATTACGTACTTTTTCCAGATCGGCCACGATCCACTGATTTACGATCCGGCCGTCAGCACAACGACGTATCGCCGTGTTAGTGAAAAGACCGGCTACGTATCGACCGTGCAGGTCGCCGACATTTGCATCTCGGCTTACGGGCGGCTATGGACCGCTAACACCGCAACCAACAAGTCGACGGTGTACTTCTCCGATCTGTTGTCAGGCCATATTTGGGCTACCGGCACGGCAGGCAGCCTGAACGTGAACACGGTCTGGCCAAACGGGCCGGATGAAATTACTGGGCTCGCTGCGCATAACAACTTTCTGTTTATCTTTGGTAAACGCCAGATATTGGTCTACCAAGGTGCTAACTCGCCATCGACGATGTCGTTGTACGACACGGTGGGCGGTATCGGTTGCATCGCGCGCGACTCCATCCAGAACACCAACACCGACGTGGTGTTCTTGTCGAACAGCGGTGTGCGGTCTATCTCTAGAACGATTCAAGAGAAGTCCGCACCGTTTAATGACTTGAGCAAGAACGTCCGAAGCGATTTGATGGCTGTGGCGTTAGGTGAAGTAAGTTCGGCTATCAAGGCAGTGTACTCAGAAGTTAACGCGTTCTATGTGGTTACGTTCCAGACCTCCGGCCGCGCGTTTGTGTTCGACACCCGCGCGCCTTTGCAAGACGGATCGCTACGCGCTACCGAGTGGGACCATATTGAACCCACATCGTTACTGTCTAAACGAGACGGCACGCTGCTGATTGGCCAAGTCGGTTACATCGGTCAGTACGGCGGGTATCTGGATGACACGACTACCTATCGTTTTTCTTATTTTACAAACCACGCGGATTTGGGTGATCAAAACATCACCTCGATTTTGAAGCGCGTTAGTGTGGTGGTGATCGGCGGCTCGAATCAGTTTCTGACGCTAAAGTGGGGCTTTGACTTCAGCGAAAACTATCTGTCGCAAAACATACAGATTCCCTCGCAGAACACCTACGAGTATGGCATTGCTGAGTACAACATCGCCGAGTACGCGGGTGGCGTAGCGCTTCAAACTTTGTACGGCCAGGGCAGTGGGTCGGGCAAGATTGTGCAGACAGGCTACGAAGCTGACATTAACGGCTATCCGTTGTCTATCCAGAAAATTGAAATTCAGGCCAAGAACGGCCGCGTAAGTTAAAGGGGTTACCGTGAGCAATTACACTAAATCGACCGACTTTGCCGCTAAAGATTCGCTGCCAACGGGTAACCCTGGCAAGATCGTCAAGGGTACGGAGATTGACACCGAGTTCAATAACCTCGCGATCGCGATTGCTACGAAAGCAGACAGCTCCGCGTCGGGCGCGGGCAACGTCGTTGGCCCCGCAAGCTCTAACGTCGGCGCAGTCGCGACGTTTGGCAATACTGACGGTACGCTGCTTGCGAACAACTCTGCGGTCACTATTTCATCCGGTACGGTTACTGCGACGGGTTTCTCGGGGTCTGGCGCGTCGTTGACGTCTCTTAGCGCCAGCAATATTTCTAGCGGCACGTTAAACGCAAGTCGTTTGCCCTCTACTGCTGCGACCACAGACACCGCGCAAACTATTTCTGGTGAGAAGACGTTTACCGGCACGATCGGGGTTGGCGCTACCAACCCAGCGGCTGGGTGGAATTTGTACTGCGAACAAAATTCGACCAACCCTGCGGCTGTGTTCTTCAACAACAACTCCAGCGGGTACGCGCAAGCCAACGTAGTTGGG